CCGCCGCCAAGCGCGATGAAGCTGCTCGAACTGCCGACGAGCCCGCCAGAACTGTTGAAGGTCCAGTCCGTCGCCGCGCCGATCGCGCCGCTACTGTTGATCAGCGGGTTGCCCGACGAGCCAGGAAGCACCGTGACGCCCGTGCCGCCCTTGGTGATGGGCAGCGTCCCGGTTGTCATGTTGCTGTTGAGGTTGATTGCGCCCCACGTGATCGTCCCGCTGCCGTCCGTGGTAAGGACCGTGTTCTCGCTGCCGGCCGCGAGCTTGGTGACGGTGATGCCGGCGTTGCTCGCGACGTCCGCGTCCTCCACGAGCTTCGCTGCAACGTCCTCGACGCCATCCACGACGTGACGGAAGCCGGTGCCGGTCGGCACCGTCGCGCCCGCGGGGATGGTCAGGAAGGTGAACCCGTCCTCGCCCTCGTTGACGGCGAGGGCCTTGCCGGCCTGTCCCGAGAGGTCGCTCTCGTCGAGGCCCGTGCCGCCGTTGTCGACCGGCAGTACGCCCGTGACGTACGTAGAGCCGCCCTCGAGGTTGACGGCCTCGGCCGCAGCCTCCTCGGTGCCGTCCGTCACGCGTCGGAAGCCGGTGCCCGTTGGGACGCTCGCGCCTTCCGGGACTGCTCCACCGTCAATGAGCTTTGTTCCCGTCTCGTCATAGACCGCGATGTGCCCCCCGACCCCCGGCTCGACGATCTCGTCCAGCGCGGCCTTGCCGTCGACGACGCGCACGACCTTTCCTTCGTCTGCGCCGCCGTCGTCGATCGCGAGCGCGTCGACGCCGCCGTTGCCGTCGCTGACGAGAAGCTCGCCCTCGTCGCCGGGAAACTCGATCTCCGTCCCGACGCGCTCGACGCGCCATCGGTCGGACGTGTCGTCGTACGCGAGCGCGACGGCGCCGCCCTGCGGGATCGTGATGTCCTTCCCCGTGCCGGTGACGATGCGGTTCGTCGACGTGGAAAGAGCGCTCTCGTTGGCGAGGACGAGCGCGCCGCCAGCCGCGAACAGCCAGAGCCGCCGCCGATCGGCGCCATCCGCGATACCGGTCACCGTCGCAGAGTTCGCGAAACGGATCGCGCCTGCGAGGGTTGTCCCGTCCGTGCTCGCGATGTTGTTCAGCGTGCCGCTGCCGGTGTTCGCGATCGTCGGACCGACCCCCGTCGCGTCGCCGCTGGCCGAGATCGTGACCTTCGTCGCGTCGGTCGTCGGGTCGTCCTCGACCGTGATGTCGACGCCCTCGCCCTGGACGAGCTCCAGCGTCGGACGCTCGGGGTACTCGACACCGAGGAACCGCAGCACCCAAGGTCCGAAGAAATAGTCGAGCCACGTTCGCTTGCGAGCCATAGGTCACCTCACGTTGCCAGCCCGAGGTCCGGCGCGCCGCGGACGTGACTCATGTACGCGTACGACCGCGTCAGGGCCAGGAAGCCGTTCGCCTTCGGCGCGACGTAGACGCCCTGTCCGTCACTCGCTCCCGTGTCGAAACCCTGCGGCGTGCACCTCCACGTCTCGCCGCCGTCGAGCGAATAGTAGAGGTACACACCGACGCCGTTCCTCAAGCCTTGTGCGATCCAGAGCTCGCCGATCGCTCCGAAGGAGCGTCCGGAGAAATGAACGTCGGTCAGCGACGCCTTCAGCGTCCAGTTAGCGCCGTTGTCCGCGCTCTCGTATATGCGCGTGTAGTTGAGCGGCGCGGTCACGAAGAGCAGCCACCGATCCGTCGTCGGGTTGTAGTGGATCGCGCCGCCGAACGAGAGCCCCGGCGATGGGCCGCCTGGCAGAGGATACTCGGCGGGAGTCGACCACGACGCACCGCCATCATCGCTGTATCGCGTGATGAGCGTGTAGTCGACTCCGGCCGTCTTGATGTAGCTGATGACGATGCGGCACGTGTCCCGCCGCATGTGCAGTCGGGGGCGCGCGAAACCGCCGTCGCCCTCGATGGTGGATTGCGACCACGTCGTACCATTGGCGCTTGTCGCGGCAAGGATCGTCCCCGTGGCCGTTCCGCTGACAACGAGCCAGTTCCCGTTGACGTGGTCGTAGACAGCGCCCGCAGGCACGGAGGCAGCGGACGAGAACGCCGTTTGGACCGACCACGAGCCGCCGAGGCGCATGAACACCTTCGGGGTGTCCGTGGTGACGATCATGTCACCGTTGGAGGCGTAATCCGCGTCCCAGCATTCCTCGCCATCATCGACCGAGTCGATGAGGGAGTCGGTCGACCAGCTCTTGCCCCAGTCGTGGGAGGCGCGAACTTCCGCGGTACCGCCGACGCCGCCGACGATGTACCAGCGGAGATCGACCGGGTTGTAGACGGCAGCTCGAAACGCATCCGCCACGCCTGGGAAGGCGACCTGCAAATTGAGGACGGAGAGGTCGACGTCCTCCTCGAGTTGACCGGTGCGCGCCGAGAGCGCGTCATGACCGGCCTTCAGATACGCGGTCCGGTCGCCGAGGGCCTCGAGCGCGACGTTTACCGCTGCGGCCGTCGGCGGGTCCGCGTCGTCCGGGATCGTATAGTCCTCCGGGTAGTTGTTCGGGTTGCCTGCGTATTGCTCCGCCATGATCTACCTCGGCTCCCAGTAGCGGCACGTCGTCGTGTTCCGCGCCACGACCTGCGAACCGCCGACGTTGATCGACCACGCGCCCCACGTACCGTCTGGCATCGAGGCGGGCTCCTCCGGGTCGAACAGGCTCTCGTCACTCGTCCAGATGATGGCCCGCACGCACGTGTGAGCGGCCTTGCAGAGCTGCACGAGTCCCTTGATCGCGTCGACCTCAGCCATCTTCGCGAGGTGCCCGAGCGCGTACGTGCGATCGCCAGTGAGATCACCGAGCCCGCCGGGTCGGTGCTCCCATTGCGTCGACGTGCCTGACGTCGTGTAGACGACGATCCAGATGTCGCTCCACCATCCGGCGCGCTCGGGATGCGAGACGCTGTCCCAGTCCCACGCGGTCGACTCGTGCCGCGTGATGGTCCGGTCGGTGTCGACTGTCAGGCACTCGCCGTTGCGCCTGAAGACTCGGATCCGAGGATGGCTGCGCAGGTAGTCGTGGATCGCCAGCGGAAGCCTGTACGCGCTTCCGTTCTCCCTCGCACGGTCCACCCACGTCGCGAGCCTGCGCGCATAGTCCTCGTCGCTCTCGTCCTGGTTGCGGATGAGCCCGCGAGCGTCACCGATGTAGTCGAGCGCCGTCGGCGTCGCTTTGCCGACGGCTGCGAGCGACCCTTGCGCCGCGACCTCGATCGCGGCGTCGATGAGGAGCACGACGCCCCAGAGCAGCCTGTAGCCCCACGACGGCCCGATAGGATGGTGGTCCGCTAGCCACGACGGCACGAACCGATTGACGGTGTCGCGCAGATTCAGTCGCGCCGTCATCGGATCCGTACCTCCAGCGTCGTCGTGTTGACCGCCACTTCATTATGGGCAAGAGGGATATCGGCGCCGCCGATAAAGTCGACGTCGAACACCTCCGGGCTCGACTTGATGAGCGTCGCGGCGATCGCGTCGAGATACAGGTACCCATGGCCGTTGTCTGTCTTCGCGATGCCGCCGATCGGATACGTCGCATAGAAGTCCGCTAGCGCCGCCTGCGCCCTGGACCGGATGACAGACTCAGTCCCTCCCTGAGCCCAGACGATCACGCTGTGCGAGGTCGGAACCTGCACCGCGCCCTCGACGATCGACGTCACCGAGTCGGGCCTGGCCCAGCGCTCGATGGCCTCCCTGACAGCGGCGATCTCGTCGTTCGACGGCGTCCCGTTCGGGGTCGCCACGACCGTGCGGACCTCACCGACGGAGCTGTACCTCGATACCCGGACGCGGGTGATGCTCGTCGGCGTTCCGTCCGGCAGTGTCGCTGACAGCGCCGCGTACTCATAGGCGTCGCGCGGACCGAACGGCGACCAGGTACCCTTCTTCGCTCGCGTCCGGGACCTCAACTGCTCGTCGGTCTCAGCGTCGCGTCCGATGATGCTGGTGGGGTTCGTCACCGTCACGCCAGTCAGCGGCGTCTCGAGCTCGTCAAGCTCCCCTGGCGCGACCGAGCTTGCCGAGCCCGGCTCGATCGCCTGCACCTGCACCGTGATCGACGTGGGGCTGGACTCGCTACCAGGCCCGAGCACGAACGCCTCAGTGACACGGTACCTGGCGCCCGTGTTCGAGGATCGGATCACGAGCTCGTCTGCGCCGATGTTGTGACTCACGCTGCGCGTGTTCGTCAGCGTGACCGGCCCCGTCGCGAAGGTCGCTTCGATGCGCTTGACGCCGTAGACGTCCTCGACGTGCGCCGTGAGGTAGTCGCCCGTAGCGAAGTCTAGGAAGCCACCAGCCACGTTGTCTCGGACGATCGCCGCGCCCATCGCGCCGAATTCGGAGAGCGCGCCGAGGATGCTGCGTGCGACGCCACCTTCGCGCCACGACCTGGCGGGAATCTTCATCTTCTCGAGGACCGTCAGGAGGCCCTCGAAGATGTCGTCTGATGAGACTCGGCGGATGAGGACGTCGATCGGAATCATGCGACCCTCACGATGCCGTTGGGGGACATCTGCAATGCGATGGTGAGGAACTGGTCATCGACTTCGACCTGAAGATCGAGTCGATAGCTCTCCTCCTCGCCAGGGACCTTGGTAATGGTGCAGCGGGCGTCTGATACGCGGTCGTCGCGACGGATGCCCGCCTCGATCTCTCCCGCCAGCGTCGTCGGAAGCGGCTTGCCGAGATAGCTCTCCAGACCGAACCCCCAGTCCGGATCGCGGAAGAGCGACCCCTTGTGCGTGATGAGCCAGTGATAGATGTCCTGCGCGAGCACCTCGAGCGGGCGCACGTCGCGCGCGAACAGGTCCAGATCGTCACCGCACCGGATGTCGAGGTACTCGGTCATGTGGCTAGAACCTTCGTGCTCGCGATGTCGGTCGGCGGCGTCGCCGAGCCCGGAGCGATCGAATTGACGACCGTGGTGACGGCCGTGATCCACGAGGCGAGGCTCTCCGTCATGCGGACGACGGGCTTGCTCGTCGGGCCGGCGCCGCCAAGGAGGATGCTGAACGCCTGGGCGCCGATCTCGATGCTCGAGGTCGCGTCGAGCTCGAGCTTGAGCGGTCGCCATCCGTCGCCCTCGGGCGGCTCGTAGAACGCCACGAACGGCCGCCGCTGGTCGCCGATGAACCCGACGAGCACCTTCGAGCCAGGACGCAGCTCCGCCTTGTAGCCACTGATCCCGGCCCAGACGCTCGCGGGGAGCAGATCGGGCACGCCGTCGCTGGGCTTCACCGCGCGCAGATCCACGCGGTCGCCTCGCATCGTGAGGACCTGATACTCGTAGAGGCGCGACGCGGCCGCGCCCGTCGCCTCTCGTGCGAGTGCAGCGAGACTGTCCACGAGTTCGTCGACGGCGCCGACGCTCGCCGCGGAGTCGGCGAGCCAGAGCGTGCCGGTCACCGAGCCGCCCGAAACCATCGCCTCGACGGTGCGCACCGTCTTCGATCCGAAGCGATTATCGACGATGACCGTCCCCGGCTCGACTAGGACGGGACACGTGAAGCTCACGGTGCCGGCCCTCGGATCCCAGTCGAGGATCTCGAGTCCCGTCGGCGGCGTCACAGGAGGACGGACACCGACGCGCGTAATCCCGTCGAGCCCCACCCACCAGTCCACGCCTGCGTCGGTGAAGATTTGCGATGCTGGCGCGGCCCGCCGGACGAAGTCGAGTCCGACGATCTTCGGCTCGAGCACCGTCACGACCTCGCCGACCTCCGCCGCCGTCGTCGACGCGACGACCTGTAGCGGGAGCCCGACGGACGAGTTGTAGTGCTGCGGTCGCGTCTTCTTCGACCATCCGCCACCACCGCCGACAACGCGGACGAATCGCCTCTCTCCGAACGAGCCCGATCGCGTCGTGTCGACGGTCCCGACGAGCGCGATCCCTTCCGTGCTCGCGATCGCGACGCGGCCCGACGGCGTGACGAGCACGCCATCATGCAGCTCGATCTCGGCCGTCCAGACGCCGCTCCACGGCGCCGTCCAGCGCATCGTCGCGACCTCGACACCGTTGATCGTGAGGCTCATCGGGCCGCCTCCCTCGCCGCGAGTAATTCAGCTCGCACCGCCGCGAGCGCGCGATCGGCCTCCGTCTTCGGCGTGAGCGGTGCGCCCTTCTCGGGCGACGGGATGGCGCCTCGAGGCTTCACGAGCGCGTCCCTCGGCGGGCGGTACTCGAGGAGACCGATCGTGACGCGCCAGATGCCGTTGCTCTGCTTCTCGGGCTGACCAAACGACTCGACGGCGACCGCGCTGATGTCCGCTGCGGCGAGCACCGGATGCCTCATCTCGACGACGAGCGGCTTGGACGCCTTCGGCGGCTCGAGCGCCTTCGCGAACGCTGCCCACGCAAGGAAGTGCTCAGGGAGCCAGAGGTCGATCGTGAGCGTGAAGCGAGCTATGCCGCGGCCCCGGAACGTCGTCGTCGCGCCGGAGCGGCCGTAGCCCTCCTGCACGTCGTATTTGTACGGGACCTTCACGCCGGTCAGTGTCGCGCGCCCGGGCGACCGCATACCCGCTACGACGACGTAGTTCAGCTCGGGTGCAGTGGGGTCGATCACGCTGGCACCAACCCTCTCCGCGCAACCGCGTCACGGATCGCGCTCGTGAGTGCCGAGAGGAACTCCGGCGACTGCATCGCCTGCGCGTCGTTCGTCGGGGCGCCGTGGATGTGGACCTCGATGTTCGTCGTCGCGTTCGTTGTAGACGACACGGGAAGCTCAGGAGGCTCCACCATCCCGCGCACCGCTGCGTTCGCTCTCGAAGCTCCGCGCTCGACACCGTGCGCGTATCCCTCGCTGGTGAATCGGCCGTACTGCTCGAAAACCTTCGACGGGCTCTCGATCTTCAGCTCGCCGGTGAAGGACTTCTTGATCGCGATCGCCAGATTCTTGATTGCATCGCCGACAACCTGGTTTGCGGACAGAATGCCCTTCGCCAGTCCCTTCACGATCTCGACGCCGACGCCGAACCAGTTCTCGGCCTTCAGTGCATCTTTCACGAGCTTCTTCGTCTCGTAGTACGTAACGCCGAGCTTCAGCGCGTAGACGAGCAACCATTTCAGCCCTTCAACGAGGACGGGGATCGACTTGCCTGCGATGTCTACGAGCCCACCGCCGAAGGTCTCCATAAATGTCTTGATCGCGCTGCCGAGTGGAGCCTCCGGAGCGAGCTGGCCGAACGCGTATTGCAATCCCTTCGTGATCGGCGAGAGGTCGATCCCCGCCGTGAGCTGCATGAGCGCTTCCTTCAACTTCTTCGGGGCGTTCTCGAGCGAGAAGGCGTTCTGGAGGTTCAGCGCACCAAACTTCTTCTCCGCCGCCTTCCGGAGCGCCGCCGCACCGGCGTCGATCGTAACCTCGCCGTGGAGAAGTTCGGAGCGCGCCGCTTCGAGGCTCTTCTTCGTCCCCTCCGCGTACGCCCTCGCGACGTCGTCGAACTCGAGCCCCGTGCCCTGCAACTCTCGCAGTCCGAGGAACATCCGCCCGGTGTGCTGACCGCGCGTGATGAGGTTCTGCAACGCGGCTCCGGCGCTCGCGTCGACCGCGCCCGTCGCCTGCGCGACCGCGTTCATCGTGTCGACAATGGCCTTGCCGGACAGCCTCGTCTTGGATAGCTGGCGCGACAGCTCGTTCAGCTCCGCGGTCCCCTGCGGTACCTTGCCCGCAAGCACGGCGATTTGGTCGCCGAGCGCCTCGGCGTCCTTCGCGTTACCCAGCAGCGCTTCGCGCTGCCGCGCCATCTTCTGATGCGCCGCTGCACTCGCGATTCCGAACGCCGCGACGGCGGCGGCTGCACCGAATGCAGCTCCGCCCACTGCGACGAGCGCAGCGGCAGTCGCAGCACCGGCCGTCGCCACGGCACCCAGCATCGTCGACGCGCTCGGCAACACGCTCGCGAGATCCTGCTTCACCGCCTTACCGACTCCGCCGATGGCCGAACCGGCGCGTTTCCCGAAGCGATCTACTGCTCCTCCCGCTGGAGCGAGTCGCTTGCGTACCGTTTCGCCGACGGGAGCCAGCAGCGCAGAAACCTTCTTCTGAACCGGCTCGAGCAGCTTCGCGAGCCCGCGGCGTAGGTTCGGCAGCCTGCCGACTCCGGCACCGTATTTCTTCGCAGCTGCCGCGGCGGCTGTGTACGTAGTGCCTTGCTTAGCGAGCTCCTTCGTGAGCGCGGAGACGCTTGCGCGCGCTTCGTCGATGCGTTTCTTGATGGCCTCCTTCGCGGCCTTCACCTCGTCGGAATTGCCGCGCAACCGTCTGAGGTCGGCCGAGAGCGCCTTGATCTCGGCCTCGTACTCACCGATGGCCTGCGCGGCGAGGCGTGCTTCGGACGCAATTTCTCGGGACGCCTTCGCGGCGTTGCCGTCGATGTTGATCCGAAACGTCGCCTCGTTCTCAGCCACGCTTTCTGTCCCTGGCCATCGTTACGGCGAGCACTGCGCACGCCGCGTAAGCCTTCCTCCGCTGCTCGATCGTCATCCGTCGACCGCCCGCGAATAGTTCAAACAGGCAGTCCGTCGCTACGCCCTCGTGCTCCAGTGCTCGGAACACGAGGTCCTCTATTTTTTTGCTTCCTCCTCGAGAGTGACCTTCGCGAGCTTGACCGCTGCGGTCGTGATAGCCGGCGCGAGCCCAGGGTTTTCCGCCATCAGCTTGCGGAGTGTGATCTCGTCCGGCTCGACCACGACGTTCACTGCGAGCGTCTCGAGCTGCGCTCGATCTCCCTCGGGCGCGTCCGACGACAGTGCATCGAGGTCGACGTCCTTCGGCTTGCGGACGACGAAGTTGCCTACCTTCGTCTCGAGAACGACGAAGTCGTGCCCGGGCCGCCCGAGCTTCGAGGAGAGCCGTTTCGACGTGCGCAGCGCCTCGAGATGCTGCCGCAGCGATGCGGCCTTCTCCTCTTCGAGACGCTGCTTCTCCTCGGCCTCGAGGGCCTTCAGTTCTTCGAGCTCTTCGGGGGTCAGCTTCATGGGGTCACCTCAGAGTGCGGGGATCAGGTTATTCAGGCCCTGGCCGTCCTCGAGGATCTGAGTCGGCTGTAGCTGGTACTGCTTCACGATCGCGCTCCCGTCGTTGCCGACCGTGCGCGACGGACGGCCCACGATGTTGCAGTTCATCAGGAGCACCGACCTCGTCCGGACGTCCTCGCGCATCGTGATCAGGAGCTGGAAGGTGACCGCCGACAGGTTCGCCGGATCGAGCGCGGGGAGCGATGCGCCGGTGCGGATCGCCATCTCGAACTGGAACGCGGCGTCCGCGTAGACACCGATCGACGCCGAGCACGTGTACGGACCCTCCGCCTTGCCGAGCGGCGGCCCGCCGTCGTTCATCGCGCCGACGAGCTCATGCGGCTTCTCATCGCTCCACTCGACCGAGTCCACCGCCGTGAAGCGATGAATGCCGTTGATGAGTACCGCGGTGGACGCGCGGGTAAACATCTTGCCGTTCAGTCGAACCAGGGTCGGAATGGGCATGGCGTCACCTCACGCAGCAGCCGCGAGCCGCTTCACGAGGCCCGCTTTGCCAATGAACTTCTTCGTGTACGCGAGCGGCACCATCTGCAAATCGAACGTGATGGTGTCCGTCACGAGGATGTTGTCCGTTCGCGAGATGAAGATCCGAATCGCCGAACAGCGACCCGAATCCTGGAACTCCGTCCGGAGCTCCGCGGTGATCGTGTCCTCAAGCGCCCTCGCTACGTCCTCACGGATACGGCCTGTGTCGGGGTCGACAAGCACCGCCTGAGAGAGCCTATTCTCGAAGAGCTTGTAGGCCTTCTCAATCGCTCGATTCAGAATCGCGGTGTGCTGGAAGTAGCGGAAGTCACTCCCAGGACCCGAGATCAGACGCGGGTTGTTGACGTAGACACCAGGCGTCACCGGCCGCCCGCCCCACGTGCGCAGCGTGGTGAACCCGAGCGCGTCGAGCCCGGGGTACCGGCGCTCGTCGTGGTAGTCGCGTGCTCCCTCGGCGGTCTCAAGGAAGACGCCCGGGAGCGCGCCGTCGGCTTTCGCCGCGGCGTCCTGCGAGTCGTCGATGATCATGAGTCGCGCGGCGTACGGAATCGACGACGGCAGCCGCAGGCGCCACCCGTTGACCTCGCTCACCAGCTCGCAGTAGTCGGCGCAGCACGAGACCTCGGTGCTCTGCACCGCCCCCGCGATCGCGGCGAGCGCCGCTTGATAGGTCGCTCGATCTTCGCTGTTAGCGATGTCGCGAGGCCGAGTGCAGGTAATGACCTCGGGGAACTTGCCGTCAGCCCAGAAGCTCTTCGCGAACGTGTCGAGCTGAGCGAGGATCGTCGCATCGGCGTCGGTGAGAACGAGCAGCCGGAGCCACTCGCCGGAGTAGTCGCGAAGCGCGGCGAGCGAGGCGCCGAGGTCGCTAGTCGAGATCTTGGGCGCCGTCGTCCGGCACGACCACGTGTCGCCGTCGAGCAGCGTCTCGCTGCTGTCCAGATCGAACTCGACGCCGCGTGCGCATTCGAGCGTCGTCGCCGTGCCGAGCGCCTGCGGCTCCGACCAGTTCACGCCGTTGTCGAGAGAGAACCGATAGGTGATACCGGCAGACCCGACGGTCCCGCCCTTGAGAATCTCGACGATGACGTCGTAATTCCCGTCAGGCGTCGACGACCCACCAGAAACCGACGACGAGCCGCTGACGCCGGAGTCGTCGATCGTTCCGTACGAGCCATCGGTCGTCGGATCCGACCGGATGAACACGCACGGCACTCCGAGCGAGAGCATGTACGCGCCTGCTTCGACAAGCGGACCGGACCCGAACGCCGCGACGAGGTCGTTCTTCGAGGAGAACGAGTAAGGCTTGTCGAAGTCTCCTTGGCTCGACGTGCCAATGATGGCGAGAATCCGCTCCGTCGCGGTCGCTACGCCAAGGTTTCCGTCGGTCTTCTGGATCGAAACGCTCGGAATCAAGGTTCACCTCCCTCGTCCTCCGGCTGCGGAGGTGTCTTCGGCGAGTGGATGACCGCCTTCGGCGTCGCTTCCGCCCATGCGCGGTCGAATAGCGGGATGTTCAAGACGAGCGTGGCGATGAGCTCGGCGCCATGCCGCCCGTCCTTGCGAGCGTCTTCCCATCGCGCGCTCGTCCACTCGCATGCACCGTAGTACGCGCGGTGGACTTCCTGCACGACGGCCTCGAAGATGTCGAAGCACCGTCGACGATGCGCGAGATCGCGTTCGGGGTTGCTCGGGTCGTATCCGGACACCGAGACGTCGAACACAAACATTGCGTTCAGGATCTGACGTCGCTCGTGCTCGTCCTCACCGATCCGCGTCGGTGGGATGAACGCAATCGGCTGCGCTGACGGCACGAACGCCACTCGGTTCGCCGAGCCAGAACCGAAATTCGTCTGCTGCTCGCGCGCGTTGATGCCGTCGACGACGAGGATGTCGGTGAACCCTCGTTCCCGGAAGCGTTCGCGGACGATGTCGACAAGCTCGACGAACATCAACCCACCGCCTTTTCGATGACGTGTTCGGCTGCCTTCTGGATGGCCTCGCGCACGCTCTCGGGAACGTCGCTCGGATTCGGCAGGATCTGCCTGCGCGGCGCGTGGAATTTGGACTTCTGACCAAGCTCCGCACGCCGCGCCGACGACTTCTTACGCAGTCGCTCGGCACCCTTCGTCGTCGAACTCCCGCCTGCGCCGTAGTGGTGAAACACCCACGGCAGACCGATGCGGAGCACGATGGCCGTGCCCTTGGTCGATGACTCGATCGCATCGGCAGCACCGCGGAGCGCTAGACCACCATCCTCCTTGCGTGGCGCCCACGCCTCGCCCGTAGGCGTCTGCGCCTGGCGAGCGGTCTCGCGCACTGCATCGGCAACGTCCTTCTCTGCCTCCTTCGCCACTGTCTCGTTCAGACGGCGGAGGTTCTCCACGCCCTCTATGAAGGCTTCGAGTGACGCGTATCCGCTCATCGGACGAGCTCCCTCTGCACATCGATCCAGTCGTAAGGGCCGGGCTCCGAGTAGCCGTATGGCCCGCCGTGCACGATGCCGGTCTTCGTCGTGTCGGCCCGCAGCGGAAGGTCGAACAGACCCGTTTCGGAGTCGGCCGCCTCGCGCATCTCTTCGAGCGCACGCTGTTCACGCTCGAGCAACGACTGAGCTTGCGCGTCGGATGGATCCCATCCGCGACCCTCGTACAGCTTCGGGATGACCAGAGCGACGAGCCATCGAAGAACGATCGCCGGCACCGGCGGGGCAAACGGCGCGTCGTATCGCTTCCGGAGTCGATCGTTGATCGTCGCCGAGCACGTCACGAGCTCCGCGTCGACGAACGCACGCCACTCGTTGCGACGAGCGACCATCACCGGGTCGGTGAAGGCCCCGGTCGGGTCGATGAAGTCGCCGCGCACGAGTGCCGCCTGCGCGGGTCCGACGCGCGCTGCGAGCTCATCACGATCGAGATACGAACCGGTGAGCGGCACTTGGAGTCTCCCGCGACCTCCGCGCCGTCAGACGTCAGGTCGCCTTGACCTTGAAGATCATGTACGGATGTCCGTACGAGCCAGCGCTGCGGCCGTCGTACGTCCACTCGAACTCCTTCCGACGCTGGAGCTCGACCTCGTTGTACGGAGCGTACGACGACAGGACGAAGTCCTCGCGCTTCTGGAAGACGAGTGGTCCACCCTCGCCGGGCATGAACTCACAGATCAGGTAGTAAGAGGTGTCGCTCGCAGAGAGCTCGCTCGCGATGATCGGCTCGATGCCGTACCTCGAGATCACGTTCTCGATGTTGCTCACGCCGAGGTACTTCGTATCGAGGATCTCGTGCAGGCGCTTCCGGAGTCCGACTCCGGCCATCGCGTACTTCACGGTGAGGTTTCGCGGCTTGCCGTTGGGGCCTTTGAGGCCCTGCACGTAGGCCACGGCCTTCGCGAAGTTGTTTGCCGCAGTATCGAGCTGCGCAGCGTTCGTCGAGTCGATCGGACACGCGCCGGGGTAGTCGCCGGACGCCGAACTCGTGAGAAGGTTCGCGTACGTCCCAGCGCCAGCGTTGAACGGATCGACGGGATGCGACGTCGAGAAAAAAGCGACGCCGTCGTATCCGGTCGCTGTCTCTCCAGCGGCGAGCAGATCGAACATGACATCCTGCGGCCACCGAGCTGCGAGCGCTCCCATCTGCCGCGCCCACGACGCCGCGTAGTCGAGTGCAGGCATGCCGCGGAGCTCGGGAGCCGCCATCATGTTGTCCTGGATCTCGTTCTTCGTGAGAACGAGACCAGCGCCGATGTCCTCGTTGACGATCTCGAAGTAGGTCGCAGCGAGATCGTCGTATCGCTTGTTTCCGCCCTGGCCCTCGCGATAGAGCTTCGCGGACTCGATCAGCCAGAAGAAGAGCTCACGACCGGTGACGCTCTCCTTCAGATCCATGACCTTGTCCCAAAACAGATTGCGCGTGATGCGCTCACTCGAGCCGTCGATGAGCGTGTTCAGCCGCGTCTCGAAGTTGTGAATCCACGTCGGAGTAATCTTCATGGCCTACTCACCCTCCTCCCGGCTCGCCCTGCGGACCGCGAGGTCCAGCGGAGACGTCGACCCAGACGCCCTCGCTCGTGACGTCGTAGACGATCCCGGTGAACGACTTCGTGCTGTCGGCCGTGACCGTCTGATCGTCGAGCTGGTAGCAGGGCCGCTCTCGGTCAGTGATCGCGAGCGCGGACCCGCCGCTGTCGTTCACCTGGAGCAACAGCGTCCGGTCGCGCAGAAAGTCGATGTTGGCCCACTTCGCTCCGTCCGCGCCTCCGGTGTTGTCGACCGTCTCGGCGAACACCCCGACGGGGACCTCCGTCGCGGCGCCGGTGGCCGGGCAGTAGAACCCATCCGCGTCGCACGCCGCGCGCGCGCCCTTGAATGCCTTCACGTTCGACGCGAGCGGACGCTTGTCGTAGCGCACCTTGCGGATCGATCCGCGCCTCTCTCTATCCAGAGCCGTCATGATCAGGCCTCCTTGTTCTCCGCATGCGCGGATCGGTGAGCCCGCACGTCAGACGGGCGGTTGATGGGGTGGACGAACGCGCCATCCTCACGGCGGTACGGCGCGCGGTATCCGTTGGCCTTCAGCCCCATCGCCCGATCCATCTCGTCGGCGATGCGCTGATCCTCGGGAGTCATGATCATGCCGCTGCCCTGACCGTCGCCGCGCGTCGCCTTCGGCGTGAGGTCCGCCGCCGGGTTGCGACGAGGAGCCACTGGAAGCGCGGCGAGCGCCTCGCGCACGAACGACAGCGGCTTGTCCTTCAGCGTCGCGAGGAACTGCTCGGGCAGGTCCTTCCGGGCGGCCAGGAGCCGGTCGCGTTCGGTCGCTTCGGCGACTGCCGCGATCTTCGCATCGACGATCCTCTCGATCGTCTTCGCGTCGACGGCGACGTGTGCACGAGCCTCCTCGCGCTTCTCTTCCTCCTCGGCGTCCTTTTCCTCTTCGTAGTCCTCGGACGACGGCTCGTCGTCCTTCTTCTCCTCTTCGTCCTCGAGCGCTCGGAGCGCCTTCTTGGCCTCCTCGTCGCCATCTTCCGCAGCCTTCTTCAAGGCGTCCTTCCAGGTCATGTTTCCCTCGTTTTCG